GTGTACTTGCAAGGTTCTGGCGAAGCCGCGACTACGCTGAAGCTCAAGAACAGCGCCAATACTTACCTGCTTGCCGACACCCGTTACGTCAACAACGTGACGTATTCGTCCGGTCCGTATGGCCTTTACAACCTGACGCTAGACGGCAACAAGGCCAACAACACGGCTGGGTCGTGTTTTATTTGCCAATCGTTTTCCTCCACGTTTCGCGACGTTACGTTTCAGAATGCGTCCGACTACGGCGCTATTGTCACGACTGTCACGGCTAATGGCTCCAACATCCTCAACACAGTTCCTGACAACCGCTTTGAAAACTGCTTCTTTAAGTACAACGAAAAGGCAGGTTTCTACGGCAAGGATGCAAACAACATCCTCGCGGACGAAATGTTTGTTGGCTGCGTTTGGTACAACAACGGCGACTCTGGCTACTATCAGACGCTAATTGACCGCGCTGCTGGGTTTACGTTTACCGACTGCCGCTGGTATGGCGGTTACCAGGGCGACATTGACGCCTACAAATGGGACAGAGGCACTGTTCAGGGTTGCAACTTTGAGTTAAATGCCTTGTCTGCGCCTAACAATGGGTCAGTGTTTGCCAACCTGCGGATTCGCAGCATTTCCGACCAAGGCGTCGGAACCGTTGTGTCTAACGTGTTTTACTTGGATAACGCCGTTGCCACTGCAACTGACATTTATTGTGCAATTTACCTTGATGGCGCTCCGCAATGTTTTTCAATAAGTGGCAACGCTTTTCGTGCTGAAACCATTACCAACAAGTTTGCTATCCAAAACAACGGAGCGCTTGCTCCTATTGGCGTAGTCAAGGAAAACTCGTTTAGCGGCTTTACGCTAGCGCAGTACGGCACGGGCTATGCAACGCTAGTGAAGTCTTCTGCCAAGCGTTACGCCTATGGCAACGACTTCACCACCTACGCAAACAACTTCACGTTCTTGCCTGCCACTGCCAACGAGTCAATGCAGGTACAGATAGCACCGGACGGCACGGGTGCATATAGTGCCGTGTTTGCATACAACAGTAGCGCAATTGACAACACCGGCTACGTCGGCATGGACATTAGCGTAAGCAATGCCCGCATCTTTACCGACAAGCGCGGCACGGGTACTGCGTTGGCGCTAATTGTGCAAAAGTCTGGTGGCACGTTGGGGTTCCTTGGAACTGGCGGCGTTACCAAGCAAACCATCACCGGTTCGCGTGGCGGTAATGCTGCCTTGGCATCCCTGTTGTCGGCGCTTGCGGCGCATGGGCTAATCACTGACAGCACGACGGCGTAAGGCACAGCCATGCAAAAGTACCAAGACGCCATCCAAGACGTTCACGGCAACGCCATCCCCGATGCGCTTGTCACCGTGTACGTCTATGGCACGCTGACGCTTGCTACCATCTACAGCGACAACGGCCTGACGGTTGTGCCAAGCAGCATCGTCACCACCGACACTGATGGTCAGTTTTTCTTCTACGCCGACAACGGTCGTTACACGCTGTCCATCTCTGCTACCAACTTTGCGGCAGAGCTAAAGACGGACGTAACGCTGTTTGACCAAACGGATGCGGGCATTGCGTCGGTCAAGGACTACGGCGCGGTTGGTAACGGCGTTACGGATGATACTGCGGCTATTCAGGCGGCTATCGACGCTGTGTATTCAGCAAACGGCGGCGAAATTATAGTTCCTGCGGGGACGTACAAAACGACTGCCGCCATTTACATGAAACGGTACGTTACCTTGCGCGGGCCTGAGATGAACATCAGCCCAGCGGCTTTGTATGCCGGTACGTCTGTGGAAGGCGGCGTTGACGGGTACGCCAAGATTGTTCCCACTGACGCCGTATCTACGGCAGCAATCATTTTTGACTTTTCGCTTGCTACCCGCGAGGCGCGCCCCTACGGTTGCAAACTTATCAACCTTCTTGTTGACTGCGATGCAATGACCGGCACCAAAGACGGCATTCTCATCAACAAGGTAACCGCTGGTCAGGGTCCGTTTGACACCGGGTTTGCGTCGGATGCCAACGAACTAGTTTCTGTTTCCGTTATCAATGCCCCGCGTTACGGCGTCAATGTTTCTGGCAACGCGCCAACGCAACGCATTAACCTTTCCATGTCAGAGTGTCGGGTGGCCTTTAGCGGGAACCACGGCATCTACCTTGAAAAGACGTATGACTGCGAAGTTAAGTACACGTTTAGTTTTGGCAACTACGGTTCCGGTTTGTATTCAACCGACGCTGCCACTTGCCGCATTCTGTTTTGCGACTTTTTTAACAATGGGCAGTACGGGTCAGTAACCAACGGCGGTCACGGTATTGCTGATGACTCCACCGATATGCGCTACACCGGATGCCATATTGACAACAACTACCGTCACGGCATGGCGTTTATTAGCGTCAGCAACACGACCAAAAACAAGCTGACGCGAGTGGTTGACTGCCGCATCACATCCAACGGCGGCGATAGCACAACTGGCACATACGATAACGTCAACATTGGCAGCATTTCTGGCGACTCCATTTACGGCATTGACTTTGTTGCCTGTCGAATTGGCGGCTCTCCGCATAACGCCGTAGCAACCGCTCGCGTTGGGTATCAGATTAACCAAACGACCGCATCGTCTCAGAACGCAAACCAGATTGTTGGGTGTCAATTCTCGGCAAGCGACCTATACAACACCGCTAACGTGTTAAGTGATGCTGCATGGCAGCAGTCCATCATCTCCGGAAGCTACAACGTAGACGGCAATGTCTTGGCAACCAAGCCATACGCGCTTGCCGCTTGGACTGGCGATGCCTCGCAAAATGTCCTGCGTGGCGCAAATTTCTATAAGACCGCCAACGTGGCAGGCGCAAGAATTTCTGGCTTGTCAGGCGGCGCGTCGGGCAACGTGCTTGGGCGCGAAATATGGATTCTGATTGACGACGCAAATACTGGCGTGGACTTTACGTTTACAAGCCTAAAAGGAAACAGTGGTGTTGACTTGGCGGCTCCTTGCACCGGCACAATGCTGCACGCCAAGAATTACGACGGCACCAATTGGATTGTTGACGTAATTAAGCCTTGAGTATGCAAGCCATGTGGAACTATCTTTTCCGCCTTTGGAGCGCTTTTTCGCAGTTTCTCAACGTGTTGCTGCTGAACGGGCATCCCAACGAATCCATTTCCGGTCGCTGTTACCGCGAACCGTGGCCTTGTTCAGAGCGGGTGGTTAATTTGCTGTTTCGGTGGCAGTCCTCGTCGCATTGCAAAGGCGCATTTATGAGTGACTTGCGTTGGGCAAAATCCTACATTGACGAGTCTGCTCGCAGGGACTTGGAGTAATCTAAATGCCTATTGTACTAACCGGCTCTCCCGCTACCGCGACCACTGGCGACCTCATAAACGGCGCTATGCGGCTCATTGGTATGCTTGCCGAGGGTGAATCACCGTCTGCTGCTGCCAGCGCAGATGCGCTTGTTGCCATGCAGCAGATGATTGATTCGTGGTCTACGGAACGCCTGTCGGTCTACACCACGCAAGAGCAGGTGTTTACTTGGCCTGCTAGTCAACTCAGTCAGACGCTTGGCCCCACGGGCGACTTCATTGGCAACCGCCCTATCCTGCTAGACGACAGCACCTACTTTGTAGACCCTGCGTCGGGCATCTCCTACGGCATTAAACTCATCAACCAGCAGCAGTACGACGGCATCGCGGTCAAGACCGTTACCTCGTCCTTCCCGCAGGTGATGTGGATTAACACCAACTACCCCAACATTGATATGCACATCTACCCAGTGCCGACCCGTGCGCTGGAGTGGCACTTCATCTCGGTAGACCCGCTAGACCAGCCTGCCACGCTGTCCACGGCCCTGACGTTCCCGCCGGGCTACCTGCGTGCGTTCCGCTACAACCTTGCCTGCGAGATTGCGCCTGAGTTTGGCGTAGAGCCTTCGCCGCAGGTGCAGCGCATTGCGATGACTAGCAAGCGGAACCTAAAGCGCATCAACAACCCCGGCGACATCATGGGTCTGCCGTACAGCCTTGTTGGCACCCGTCAGCGGTTCAACATCTTCGCTGGCAACTACTAAGTGAAAACCCCCATCCTTGGCGCTGCGTATACTGCTCGGTCGGTTAACGCCGCCGACAACCGCATGGTCAATCTCTTTCCGGAAGCCGTGCCTGAGGGTGGTAAGGAACCCGGCTTCTTAAACCGCACCCCCGGCCTACGCCTTGTAGCCACCGTGGGGTCCGGTCCTATTCGTGGACTGTGGTCGCACGGCGGCTACCTGTACGTTGTGTCGGGTACTGGCTTTTACCAAGTCACCTCTGGCTACGTTGCCACCCTAAAGGGTACGGTCACCGGCACCGGCCCTGTAAGCATGGCTGACAACGGTACGCAGTTGTTTATCGCCTGCAACCCCAACGGGTTCATCTACAACTACAACACCGACGTGTTTGCCCAGATTACCGACCCTGACTTTTACGGGGCGGTAAACGTGGGCTACCTTGACGGCTATTTCGTGTTTAACCAACCCAACAGCCAGACAGTGTGGATTACCTCGCTGCTGGATGGCTTGTCGGTAGACCCGCTGGACTTTGCGTCCGCTGAAGGCTCGCCTGACGGGCTAGTATCGCTCATCGTAGACCACCGCGAACTGTGGCTGTTCGGCACGGACTCGGTGGAGGTTTGGTACAACTCCGGTGAGGCTGATTTCCCGCTGACCCGCATTCAGGGTGCATTCAATGAAATTGGCTGTGTCGCCCCGTACTCTGTTGCCAAGCTGGACAATGGCATCTTCTGGCTGGGTGCTGACGCTCGCGGGCAGGGAATTGTCTACCGCGCCAACGGATACACGGGACAGCGCGTTTCTACTCATGCTATTGAGTACGCCATCCAGTCGTATGGCACTATTTCGGACGCCATTGCTTATACCTATCAGCAAGAAGGCCACGCATTTTATGTGCTTACCTTCCCCACCGCTGGCAAAACGTGGGTTTATGACGTAGCGGTCAACTCCTGGCATGAGCGTGCTGGGTTTGCTTTAGGCGACTTTGTTCGCCATCGAAGCAATTGTCAGGCGGCGTTTAACAACGTCCCGCACGTTGGCGATTACGAAAACGGCAAAATATACGTTCTTGATTTGTCCGTGTATGCCGACGATGGTTCCGTGCAAAAGTGGCTACGGTCATGGCGTGCTATACCTACCGGGCAAAACGACCTAAAGCGCACTACGCACCATTCCTTGCAGTTGGACTGCGAGACTGGCGTGGGGTTAAACACTGGGCAGGGCGATAATCCGCAGGTCATGCTCCGCTTCTCGGATGACGGCGGTCACACTTGGTCTAACGAGAAATGGTCAAACCTTGGCAAGATTGGTGGGTTCAGCACCCGTGCCTTTTGGCGGCGGCTCGGCATGACGCTAAAGTTGCGCGACCGTGTGTACGAGATTTCCGGTACTGACCCCGTAAAGATTGTCATTGTCGGCGCTGAACTAGCGCTGGACGGCACAAATGGCTAACCCCCCAGACGTTACCCAAATACCCGCCCCCCGCGTAGACTTTATCGACAAGCGCACGGGGCTAATGGCACGGGAGTGGTATCGCTTTTTCGTCAACATTTACGATATTGCGGGCAGCGGCAACAGTTCTGTTTCGCTAGATGACGTGCAGGTTAGCCCGTCCGGCGGGGCATCGTCTGATGACTTTGCTGAGATGCAGAAGACCCTGTTAGGTATGCAGTTGCAGCCGCCAGAATCAGCGCCGTTTGGTGCTATTGTTTCCGTAGGCGGGGCGCTCATTCAGTCTGGTTTTGGTAGCCCCAACAGCGCGCTTGTTGGCAACCCCGGCGACCTGTATCTCAACAAAAGCGGCGGCGCTAGTACCTCGTTGTATATAA